TTCGATCTGGAGATACAATCTCACGAACTTGATTTTTCGTCAACAACTTTTTTTCAAAAAGATGAAAATAATTTTTACCGCCCGCAGAGCCGCATGAACACTAGCTCTGCTGACGCAACCATTTTCGTGACGCCACGAAAATGGTCACTCCCCTATCGGCAAAACGCCCGCGAGCATAGCCGACGCGAGCGCGATGCACTCGCAGTCGAAAAGATGGTTCGGCCTCCCGCCGATTCGCACCCAGCGTGACTCCACCTGTTTCGTCTTGGAATTTACGATGTCCTTTTTCATTTCTGAAACCATCTGCGCACGGTAATCTGTAGACGCATCTCGCGGCGTTTCCCACTTCGGCATAGCATCCGGTTGGCGGATTGCGGAGAGCTTGTCCTTTATCTTTTCGTTGGAGTGAAAAAAGTAGAAGGCTCGGAGGTTGTCTGATCCGGCGACTGCCGTCTCGATCTTGGACACGAATTTCTTCACGCGGCGCCCGTTGCCGTCCACATGCGAGAACCCATCCTGCCCCGATCCGTGTGATGCTGTCCAGCCGTTGCGCGCGCATCGCTCGTAAACCAGCGGCGTGTCGTAGCCCGCGTCAATGACGACGCTTCGCGGCGGCACGTTGTATTGCAGCGCGAGCGATTCTATCGTCTCCCATGTCAGGATTTTGCCCTCGGACAAAAGCATGGATGACCCATCCACACGGAATGCGCGGATGACATACCAGAAGTGGTCGCGCTGCTTATCCACGCAGAGAAAGCGCCTGTGCTCTCCGTCGATCTTCTGCCCGTCGAGGAAGTCGCTCTTGGCGTAGTCACCTGCTGTAATCTCCGGTAGGTCTGAAACAATCTCTTCCTGCCACGTCTGCGCCTTGCGCTTTTGGATGAATTGCTTCAGCGGCTCGAGGTTCCCGTTGCCTTTGGCTTCGCTGGCTTCCAAAAACTCTTTGACGATAGAGAACCACGGAATCCACCAGACTCCGTAGGCTGGCACTTCAAACGAGCGATGGCCTCGCACTGGGTTCGGGTTGAGTGCGCGAAAGGTTGCAGTATTTGAAAGGTTGCGACGAGTCGCGGCGGTGTCGGCAAATTGAACCTTGCAATGCTCGCACTCCATCCGCACCGAGTCCTGCACAGCGTCCCAAAGCATTTCACCCGCTGCGTTCTTGGGTTGCTCAAACTTGATCGCGTCGAACGTGTATCGCTGCCACGCCTGGCAATGCGGGCACGCCCAGCCCCAGACCTCGCGCGTGCCGCTGTCCCACTCGTGCTCCATCTCGTCCGTACTGCCGCCGCCCTGCGAGCACAAGAACGTCTTGCGGTTCCATCTGTCGTGGTGCCGTGCCTTCAGTTCTCGGATCATGCCGTCTTTCCATCGCCAGACCTCATCGCCGATGCAGTAGCGCATGGATTTTTCCTGCAAGTTCGTCATGTTCGCCCCACCCGCGAAAAGAACCATGTGCGGAAAGAAGATCGTCGTCTTGCGAAGTGCATGCCGGTCCTCGGGGAACAAGGCGCGGACTGGCTCACACTCTTTGAAAATCGGCAGTAATCGCGATTCCGTCCAGTCCTTCACCATGTCGTCAGTCTGCCCGACAAACAACGTCGGCCCCGGCTTCTGCGCCACGATGAAGCAAGCGAGAGTTTCCATCATCGTCGTTTTACCCGCACCGGTGCTTGCGCGAAGAAAGACCTGAGTGGCTTCGTCGTCTGTGACAGCAAGCAGCACGTCGTTCATCCACGGCGCGACCGTGCGGTCAAAGCGGCTCGCACGGTCGCTGTTAGGAAAGCGCACGTGCGCCTCGGCCCAGTCGAGAATCGTCCCGTCGTAGGCGAGTTTAATGCCTTCGTATATGGCATTAACTAATGGGTTCATGTTTTTGCCTTTTTCATTTTTAAAAATTCTCCGTAAGCTTCGCTTTTTGGTTGTGTCATTCCAAGCCCCTTGCACCACCAATCATTCCTTAATAATGCTTTGCATAATCTTCTCCAAGAAGGGACCCAATGCTTATTTTCAAGTTCTCTCGGGGCTTTATCTGGAATCTCTCCGTGATACCCTCGCTTTCTCCATCCTCGAATGTGATCCTTGAATCTTTGAATAAAATGATTTCTGCTTATTTCTGGCAATGTGGAAAGAAGAAGATTGCAAAAACTCTTATATGTATGACCTGGGGGGAGTGAGATTTTATTCACTCCGTTTATGTTCCCTGTTTCATTTATGTAAAGAGCACCGCTATTTGCTCCGTTAACGCGAGAAACGACCTTGAACCAACTTTGCGGCTCAAGTATGTGATATAGCCACAAACCTTTTCTTTGATCGTCTCCATATGGTTGGCAAAGTCTTTGTTGTGAAAGTGGAACACCAGCCTGATGCATTAAATCGTAAATGCGATTATAGCATTTTTTTGACTTTCGATTATAAATCCATATGTCTTTTGTTTTCCAGTCATATATTGGATAAACATTATAAACATCTCCAACAACTTTTGTTGTCCATCTCTTCCCTTGGTATGTTTCTTTGTCTGCAATCGCTATAGTTCTAAATCTATTAAGGCTTTCATCGGCCCTAATTCCAACAAATGTTGCAAGCGGCTTTCCGGATGAATACCAATCCGCGAACATAATAATAAATTCTTCAAATTCTAAATTAGGAACAAAAAATGGGTAATGCGACAAGTCACTGATAACTCCATTTCTTGATGGCATTTTCCGCACCCAATCATTCTTGTGATTAAAATCCCAGCAAGTCCATGTTGGCTGATAATTTGATACGGCATTTCTTAGCTTTATTGGAAGGCATATCCAATGTAAATCAATGTGATCTTTGTAAAGATCAAACATTTCATTTGCGTGGTCTGATGTAGCTTGATATTGCGCTTCAAAGTCAATCAGCATCACGCCAATTTTTCTGCCTCTCTGAATAGCTTCTTCCATTACTAGGTGAAACATCACCGAAGAATCCTTGCCTCCAGAAAAGGAAAGAAGGATTTTTTCAAAATTATCAAATGTAAATGATATTCTTTCCTTGGCTGCGGTCAGAACATTTTTTGAGATTGGTCTTTTGAGTTGCATAACTTAATAAATGTCGGCTTTGGTTTTTGATTGAGCCTCTTCCCATGTAAGTTTCGGCCTATTGTTTTTAGATAACCAAATGTTAAGATATTCAAATGCCTTCAAATCTGCCGCTTTTTTTTGGTTTTCAGATAGCATATTATATCCTCCGCAAAACCTTGATGGAACTCCGCTATCCAAACACATTGCCGCCTGTCCAAGCCATGCAATTCGATTCATTTTTGAATTTGTCAAATAATGCTCGCAAGAATTTTTCCATTTAATAATCAATCGCGAAAGTGAGTTTTCAAATCTTTGAATATCTGACAAGAAATCACGATAAGCAATTTCGCACTCTTCAGATGACATGCCATTTGGTGGTCTGTCAGAATAAAAATTAGCAGGAAAGCATTCCCAATCCTGCCATTCATGAAATATCCTATCTGATTGAATTTCTCCTGATTCTATGTCTAACTCATCAAGGGATTGGAATTTTTCATCATCAACGATTGCAGCATCCCACGCTTGGCTGAATTGCTGGTCTGAAAAAACATCTTGAAGTCCAGATATCTGACAAAGCCTCAAAACCTCGTCGCTATCCATCCCGAGTTCTTTTGCGATTCGCTCATCACTCCAATTTCTTTTTTTAAGTTCAATGACAATATCAGACATTGCATTGACAGCATGTTTCCCCCTCGCTCGATTATGGCGAATAGTCGATGCCATCCTGTTTGTTTTGTCCAACTGGGTTTCTCTAATTTGAACAAGCGGCAAATACCCACACACTCTTTGTTGGATATTTTCACACTCTCTGCCGACTCGATGCCTATGAAAGCCATCAATGACTTCAAACCTTCCATCAGGATCAGCCATTGAGACAATAGGCTGAGTGTATCCATCAGAATCTATCGAAATGCGCAATAACTCCATTTCAGGCGGAGCAACACTATTCGGGTTGTAATCGTTTGCGTGCACTATATCATTTTTCACCCATTTCACAAAATCTACTGGCTCGTTTTTGAATGGCGAAATCTGATGCAATTTAAATCTAATTTGATTTAGCGCATCAATTTTTTGATCTAAAGGCAATCGCTCTATTTCTGCGATAAAACTGTCAAGCGGGGTTGGCTCTCGTTTGAATAATTCTAATTGATTTTTTATGTTCATATTTTTTTTTATTTTTTTAATGTGTCATGGATCGCATGACGCGACTGGTTTTATTGATTCCAGAATCAATGTAAAGTTTTTTTATTTCATGCCGAACATTTTTTTCAGCGCCTCAACCTGATCATTTTGTTGATGCCGACAATATGATCCATCCGACTCAATTTCTCCGTCGAAATAAGCCACGTCCCACGTCGTTTCGAACATCTTCCGCAGCCCACGCGCGGTCATCGTGACGTTGCCGTCACCAGCAAATGAAGGGTTGCGGTCGGTGTAGATTTTCCAGAGCTGTGAGCGGGTCATGGCTTTTCGAGTTCGTCTTTGATTTCAGAGAGGATCTGTTGCGTGCGCTCGTGGAGCTTCTTCCGCAGCGTCACTTCGTCGAGTCCTGCCAGCGCCCCGCTCGCGTCATTGACGAGTGCCGCGAGCTTGGCGGTGAAGATCGCACCGATGCGTATGCCGTCTTCGCGCACTTGCGCCTTCGGCTCGTAGTCGCCCTTGAGGATCGCGAGCTGCATTTCCAACTTCTCGCACTCGAGGAGAGCCTTCTTTGTCCGAGCTTCGTTGTAGTCTGCCGGTGTCCGCTCTTCCAAAAACTTTTTGCGCCAGGCGGTCGCCGATTCCACGCTGTCCATCGGCATGCCTTGCTTGATCATCTTAGCGACGTTCTGCTGCGTCATGCCCCATAGCTCCGCGAGTTCAGCCTGCGTAAAAGGTTTCTTTTTTTCAGGCTTTTCGGCCTTTTTTTTACAACTCGGCATTTTTTGCCTATTCATAGGAGAGTTGCGAGAGTTTAATTAC